ATTTTCGGCCCAACTTGACAGACGCCCCTAACCCATATACATTGGTCGCATGATTAAACCACAGAATGTCCCAGACCTACTGGAAGATTTTAGAAAGATTCGCACTGGATCTCCGCTTTCTATGCCGCACCTTTACGGGTTAGCTGATAATAAGGCGATGGCCACAGCTGCTGCCATCAAGCTAATGGAAGAATGGGCAGGAGACCCTAAAGGTATTATGATGGCAGCACACCTTGCCGCTAAAGATGAATTCGCCACCTTTGAGAACGGGCTAATACACACTGGAGACGTAACCCTGTACTACTGCGATGACGATATGTCCGAGATGGTCGAGATGGGCGCTCAGGTATTGACCCACGAAGACGTGGCAGACACCTCTAATGTCGAGCACCCTAGAGGGTTTTGCTATTTCACTAAAGCAATAGCCCTATCAGAGACTATGAAGATACACGCTTTAGCCTGGGCACCTCACACGTTTGACGATGACGGCAACCCAATCACTTACCTAATTACAGCATACAACGACCGCTTCAATGAGGCGGACAGCGCTTTAGAGGGCTGGGAACAGTTTCACTCCAGGGTAGGGCTACCTGTTCCAAATTTCCGCTGGGTATATCGAGCAACCACCCCCTACCGATCTGGAGATCCGATGGCCCCTACCGAGAGCCTAACAAACGCTCTTTCTGAGTTCACTGCAACTCCAGTGATACGAGTGACCCCTTCGTATGCATTCCACTCTCTAATGCTTATGTTGCAGCAGCCAGCCGAGATTGTCACGATCTGTAAAAAAGAGACAACTAACAAAAAACAGGCAAAGCGTCTAAAAGGCAAGAACATCCCTACGGAAGTAACCATTATTGATATCCGACACAAGTATCGCTCGGCTCCGTCTGTTACTGGCCCATCTGACCGCGAGTATTCCCACCGTTGGCTAGTTGTTGGGCACTGGCGCTGGCAGCCTATGAAGGATAAAGAGACTGGACTTGCCATAAAAAAGCGCATTTGGATCAACCCATACATAAAAGGTCCAGAAGATAAACCATTTATTGCCACTAAAAGGGTCCACGCACTGCTAAAATAAAACCTATGTCTCGAAAAGCAGCACGCGGGCAGAAGCTTCCACCTCACGAGGTTGAGTTTCTCAATTCGCTTACCGCGGACGCCCTTATTGTGCGAGTGAATGCCCTTTACACGCAAGGCTGGTCCTTGCAGTGCATAGGTGAAGCACTCTCGCCAAAGCGTCCACGAACTACGATCCGCAGCTGGGTTTTGAAGGCATCCTCTCAAGAGAAGAGCGGTACAGAAGTAATAGACGCCCCTATTCCGATGCCTAAACCAAAGGCAGAAGAGGGCAACTACCAGAAGAAACGCAATTCCCCAGGAATCTCTTCAAAGATCCTTGAGGATATTGAGAATCTGGCTCCCCTTGCACGCACATTCCGATCCAGAATGGCATCTACGTCCGCTCCAGCAGTCGCAAACCAGCGTCTTACTGAGCTATGCAAAGATCTCCACTCTCGGAATGTCTCAATTAGAGAGCTCGCCGAGGCTGCAGGCGTTACGTACCGAGCAATGTATAAACGGGTTATTCTCTAGACCCCCTCACAGAAAGAAGAACATCAAGTCAATTTGACACGTCTGCAGGGAGCAGGCTAAAGTGTCACTACTCAATAACGGCTGAGAAATTACTCTCAATAAGGAAAGGTAGGCCGCCAATGAAGAACAACACAACCGATACCCGCAGTGGAAATAAAAGACCAAACGTTTTTCTCCACTACATAACAGCGTCAGTTCTACTGACAATGACAGCAAGTGCAGTAAGTCCAACAACGACCTCTAATGCATACGCAATGCCTCCAGGCGGAACAGTTCCGTCTGCAGCAAAAATTCAGGTTGCTCCAGCAACACTGGACACCATACTTGGAGCTAGGCCAGTTACTCTGCGCGAGTACTCGCTAGAACTCCAGGTAGAAACACTAGAAACAGAGCTCGAAAAGGCTGACGATCGAATCGACAAAAAAATCGACGCGATTGAGGCCGAGTTTGAGAAGTACGAAAACGTAGACGCGCTTATTAAAAAGCTCCACACATATGTTGGAAAGTCACCGTACGTTCTTTCTGGTGTTGGACCGACAGGATGGGACTGCTCAGGTCTTGTCATGTGGTTCTACAAACAGTACAAGGGTTACTACCTTGAGCACCGTGCATCGGCACAGGCCAATGGCGGAAAAGTAGTAGACGCCCCTATTCCAGGTGACATAGTCGCATTCACCTATAAGGGATCAAAGAGTGCGTACCACGTAGGTATCTACGTTGGTGGCGGATTCATGATCCACGCAAAGAACCGTGGTGAGGACACAGTTCTCGAGTTAGTAGACAAATTCGCAGCAAAAAATAGCAAAGTTGCGTATATTCGCTACTAGTGTTATGCTGTGTGTATGAACACACTAACTACACCAATCGCAGTGGTTGTCTACCTCGTGATAGTGGCCCTTATTTCAGGTCCAGTTATCTATCGCTTGGTAGGCAACCTCTTGCGTATTCGCAAGATCCGCAAAAACATCGCCAACACCCCTGGACCACTCCTAGGTGTTATTTACCCTGACCGTTTTTCAGATAGAGAGGACACTGGACGATGAAGTTTTATCTTTTCCTTCGTTCAATAATCTGGACATCCGTTCTGGCAATCCTTCTGGTTATTGCATCAATAGTGGCGTTGATTATTTCGCCTACTCCGACCCCGTCAATAGCACTAGGACTTGCCGCCCTAACGCTAGCAACCCTTGCACCTAGGCGCTCTGATTACTAGTGGTTGACATCCTAGTTTGGATTGCTGTAGTCTTTAGCATCATCCTGATAATCTTTTTTGCAGTTGCCTTAATAGCGTCTGCAATTATTTTTAATGGAGCACTAAGACAGGTAGATGACCCGTTCGAGGTAGACATCACCTCAGAAAGAAAGAAATAAGTGCAGAATACTGTTAGAACATTAAACGTACGTACCTATGACGATTTCCGAGATTTAATCCCAACTAGCGGCGTCTTCGAAATGACAGATTGTTCTGTAGAGATCTGGTGCCCAGAATTAGCAGAGACCGAAGAGGTCCAGCGAATGGTTACCTTGATTGAATCTATGGTTCACGTTACCGACGTTCGCGTTGGTTCAAATATTGAAGATTTTATTTCAGAGGAGTATCGGATAGTTATATCCGAACAGCCAGATAAGTTGGCCAAGAAACGATCTAGCCGATAATAGAGAGAGAAATGACGACAACCGCCATGAGTGACGAGAAAAAGTACATCAAGAAGAATCAGGCGCTTCCCGAAGACATTAAGCGCCAGTTCGAATTGATTTCAGACAACACAAAGCGCGACAAGCTAATTAAAGACCTTGTTGACGCCAGCTGGACCTATGAGGCAATCTCAAATGCTTCAGGGCTCACCCGAGAAAGAGTTCGACAGATATCTAACGCAGTTGCAAAGCTCGCGGACGAGTTTGATTTCGATCTTGGAATTGATATTCCAGAACCGCCAGTTAAGCCGCAAAAGGCTGGTCCGACTTATGTTGAGCCAAGCCCAGAGACTCTTAAGCGTCTGCTAGAGCTGCAGCCTTACGCTCAGCAGGTTCGTGCAAATGGTAAGCAGTACCGAAAGGAAGCAGAGGAGTACACTGCTCTGCTGAACCACGCGCACACCGTAGAAGGCGTTACTTTGTACCGTCTTGCTAAGCGTCTAGGGGTTACTCACGGTGCCCTGCGCTTCCGCCTTGTTCGCTACGGCTACAAGAAGCCAGTTACCGCAACATCAAAAGTCTATGAGCCAATCGTTCGAGAGAACAGATTGCTAGGAGAGGAATAAGAAAATGCAAGAACTTATTGACATATACAACAAAGAGCTACAACAGGAGAAATTTGCAATTCTTGTCGCTGCCAGAGTAAACGACATCCTTTCTGGCAATGCTAAGGCTCTTGACTTCCAGAAAGTTGGCGGTTGGTATAACTCGCCAGAAGAGGAAGGCTTGATGTTTGCAGACCTAATTGCGCGAGCAGTGTGCGCAAATCTAGAAAGAGGAGAGAAATAAATGGAAGAGGCAAAATGCCCAGTTCCGCACGGAGCGTCTAACGTTACGGGAACTACCAACACAACTAAGTGGTGGCCAGAGCAGCTAACTACTGATGCTCTTACTCACAACTCAGAGAAGAGCGATCCGTACGCGTATGACTTCAATAGCTATGAAAGAGAGTTCTTATCTCTTGACCTAGCTGCCGTTAAGGCTGACATTGCAGAGGTTATGAAGACCTCTCACCCAATGTGGCCAGCAGACTACGGCCACTACGGCCCATTCTTTATCCGCATGGCTTGGCACTCAGCTGGTACCTACCGCGCAACTGATGGTCGCGGAGGCGGTGGCCAGGGTCTACAGCGTTTTGCGCCTCTCAACTCTTGGCCAGACAACGTAAACCTAGACAAGGCGCGTCGCCTACTTTGGCCAGTTAAGCAGAGGTATGGCAAGCGTTTAAGCTGGGCTGACCTGATGATCCTTGCAGGTAACGTTGCATTAGAAGACATGGGCCTTAAGACTTATGGATTCTCTGGCGGACGTGAAGATGTTTGGGAACCAGACAACACTTACTGGGGCTCAGAAACCGAGTGGCTAGCCAATAAGCGTTACGACGAGTCACGCGATGCAGAGACTCTAGAAGGTCCTCTTGCTGCAGTCCAGATGGGTCTGATTTACGTAAACCCAGAAGGCCCAGACGGCAACCCAGACTTCAAGCTGGCTGCTGCTGACATCCGTGCCACCTTCTCTAGAATGGCGATGAACGACGAAGAGACTGTTGCTCTTATTGCTGGCGGTCACGCTTTTGGTAAGACTCACGGTGCTGGTTCTGCTGACCAGGTTGGCAAGGAGCCAGAAGGTGCAGACATTCACCAGGCTGGTCTAGGCTGGTCTAACTCGCAAGGCAAGGGTCACTCAGAAGACACTATCTCTTCTGGTCTAGAAGTTACTTGGACCCCAAACCCGACCAAGTGGGATAACGACTACCTAAAGATGATCTACGGCTACGACAAGTGGGAGCTCGAAGAGTCTCCAGCTGGTGCAAAGCAGTGGCGTCCAGTAGCCGATGAGGTTCACCTTGCTCCTCACGCGCACAAGGACGAATTTGTAGAGATTCGCATGCTCACTACTGACCTAGCTCTTCGTTTCGGTGACGAAAAGTACGACGCTATCTGCCAGAAGTTCCTTGCAGACTTCGACTACTTCTCAGAAGTTTTTGCTCGAGCATGGTTCAAGCTGACCCACCGTGACCTTGGTCCACGTTCTCGCTATGTTGGCTCAGAGGTTCCTACTGAAGATCTAATTTGGCAGGACCCAATTATTGGAGAGACTTCTGTTGAGCTGCTTTCTGCTCCTCAGTTGTATCTACTGAAGGCTGGAATCCTACAGGCGATCAACACTAACCCAGCACTGGCACCTAAGCTGATTCGAACTGCTTGGTCATCTATCTCGACTTTCCGTAACTCGGACAAGCGTGGTGGAGCTAACGGTGCTCGTGTTCTACTTGAGCCACAGATTAGCTGGGAATCGAACGACAGGGATGAGATCAATGAAGTAGTGGCGTTCCTCAAAAATGTTGCAGCGTCTGCTGGGACAAACTTGACCAACTCTGATTTAATCATTCTTGGCGCGAACGTTGCCATTGAACGTGCAGCTTCTTTGGCTGGAGTTTCAGAGGAAGTTGGATTTACCAACTGGCGCACTGACACTACTCAGGAGTGGACTGACGTTGAGTCATTCAACTACCTGAAGCCTCTAGCTGACGGATTCACTAACTGGATTCCTGAAGGTACCGAGGATGTTGCAGAGCGCCTACTACTAGAGAAGGCGGCCCTACTTGGTCTGACTCCTCCAGAGTTGGTTGTTCTTGTTGGTGGTCTACGTGTACTAGGCGTAACTCACGGTGACACCAAGCACGGTGTTCTAACCGAGACTCCTGGTGTTCTAGACAACTCCTACTTCCGCAACCTTTTGGACATCAACATTGCTTGGGCTCCAAAGGCTGACCAGAAGGGCGTCTACGGTTCGCACTCCTACTTCAACGGAGAGCGTAAGTGGACTGCTACCCGCGCAGACCTAGTCTTCGCTTCGAACTCAGTTCTACGTGCATTAGCTGAAGTTTACGCTTCAGATGACGCCAATGAGAAGTTCGTGAACGAGTTTATCTGGACTTGGCACAAGCTCACTCAGCTAGATAAGTTCTAGTAAAATAGAATAAGAAGCGCGGGCTTTGGATTGGGAATACTCGATCGGCCCGCGTTTCTTATTTGTGTTAGAATTTATACCCCCAACCAGTAAGGATCAACTATGCTCTCCCAGTTAGTACGAGAGGCATCTAAGGGTGCCCATGTTGCAGCTGAGCGCAGTCCATTTATGGTAGCTCTAATGAAGGGCGACGTTGGATCTGACGCCTACCGTGATTATTTGACCCAGCTTGCTCCAATTTATGAAGCACTAGAGGCTTGGGACGATAGACGCAACCCTTGGCCGCTATTCGACCGCCGCCTCGACCGCTTCGAGCGCATTATCTGCGACATCGAATCGCTTGGTGGATCTTTTCTAGTGTGCGATGCAACAATCGAATACGTTGCTCACATTAAAGCATTAGTTGAGTCGAACGACTGGGTGCGACTACTCGCACACCACTATACTCGCTACCTAGGAGATCTTTCGGGCGGTCAAGCTATTGCCGCGCTGGTTACACGTAATCTAATGATCCCGCCGAACTTCCTATCTTTCTACGAGTTCGACACTATCGACGATAAGGTTCGATACAAGGAGTCTTACCGAGAGAATCTAGACACCCTGGTTCCAGAGAAGGATCACAAGAAGTTTATTGATGAAGTTATCCTCGCTTTCGAATACAACCAGAATATCTTTGAGTCTCTAGGGACTCGCTGGCTTAGCTAGTTGACAAATACTCTTGTCTACTGTAGCGTGAAGCTATGAGTAGATGGAGCTATGGGCTAACCCCCACTGAAGAAGCATTAGCCTGTAGTGTCGGATTCCTTAGACAGCAGCCGTACCTAGGCGCACCTGAAGCAAACCGCAGATACTCCGAGGGAGATATGTGGGAGACCTGGCAGCACACAATGACCGTTATGTCTGAGATTGCGTTTGCCAGAATGCTTGGCATGGATGACTTTTCGCCTAGCGTAAATACCCGCAAAGGCGAGCCAGATGTTGGCGTCTGGGAAGTTCGCTATAAGTTCACTGACGGCGGGCTTAAGGAGCCAACTCTACGCTTCAGCGGAGATGTTGATAAACTAAACTCCCCTTACGTTCTTTTAACTGGTGGACCAGAAAAGAAAATTATTCGCAGTGCAATCAACGATTACAGAACTCCAGACTTCATCGCACACGGTTGGTGTTACCCGAACGAAGTCCTCCGCCCAGAACTTATTAATGGTGAAGAAAACGGAAAGCCCACATACTCTGTTCCAGTGTCTGCACTACGATCCATGGACGAGCTCGCATAAGTGTCTAATGTCCGTTTGATGGTATAATATCTAGCGGGAGAAGCACTTACATAGAGAGACCATCAATAATGGCGTCCAACGGCAGCTCAGAGTACAAAATAGTCGCAGACCAGATATTCTCCTCTGACGAAGACATCATGGTAAAGGTCTCTGGAGCCATGTACAAAGACTCAATCGTTGAACCTAACCGTTACGCAACCATTTCTGACATAGGTAATAGCGGCGCGGTTTCAGAAGAAATTGTATTTACGGTCAACGGTGGCGCTGTCGAAACGCAGCCGACATTTAACGGGAGCCCCCTATTCAGCGGTAGCTACGTCATTGCTGGCCCTCTGGTTTACTTCGACATTCAAGTAGATATGGACAATATAACTAGTTTTGGTTCTGGCCAGTACTATGTTGACTTACCGTTCACCGCAAGACATGCTGTCCAATTCAAGCAGGCATGTTTGCATGATATCTCTAGCGGAAAGCAGTTCGCACTAGGCGGCCACGTTGAAGCTGACAGTTCCAGAGTTTTATTAACGTACACTAACAGCAACGGCCAAGATGAAGAGTTTGATCACAACAGTCCAGTCACGTTGGCTACTGAAGACAGTTTTCACATCTCTGGCACGTACATAGCAAACTTCAGCTAGTACTGTAGACTTACCTTATGGGTAAAAGTATCATGGAGCAATTAGCTGTGCTCTCAGAAGAAGAGCGACTTGCTGCACTAGCGGGATTAGATCCAGAGTCACTTGTGTGGGATTGGTCTGTCTGGGGGCGTCCAGAACAGTTTGCCCCTCCAGGACTTGATTGGAACATCTGGCTTGTACTTGCAGGTCGTGGTTTTGGTAAGACCCGTCTAGCATCCGAGTGGGTTCGCGAACAAGCGAAGTACACCAATACTGGCCAACGCCGTTTCGCACTTGTTGCTCGTACCGCAGCTGACGTGCGTGACGTTATCGTTGAGGGTGAGTCTGGAATCATTAACGTCTCGCCCCCTAGTGAGAAGCCGCTTTACGAGCCTTCGAAGCGTCGTCTAACTTGGCCAAACGGTAACGTTGCCACGCTCTTTACTGCAGATGAGCCTGACTCACTTCGTGGTCCTCAGTTCACCCACGCATGGGGCGATGAGATTGCAGCTTGGCGTCAAACTCCAGATGCTGCAGGTATGACTGCGTTTGACAACTTGCGCGTTGGTACTCGTCTTGGTGCACACCCACAGATGGTAGTGACTACTACCCCGAAGCGTGTTCCGCTTCTCTACAAACTTATTGAAGAGTCTCGCACTGACCGTCCAGGCGGAGCTAACGTTCGTGTCACTCGTGGTTCAACTATGGACAACGCTGGAAACCTTTCAAAGGCATACCTTGACACCATTACTGGCGTTTATGAAGGAACATCACTAGCTCGTCAGGAACTTTATGGTGAGATGCTTGACGATGTTGAAGGAGCTCTTTGGAGTGAAGAAATGGTTGAGTCGGCTAGACACCACAATTACCCTCCTGCTACTCCGCTACGTGTTATCGGCGTGGACCCTTCGGTTGCTGAGAATCCCCGTGACGAGTGCGGTATTGTTGTCTGCGCGGCAACTGCAGAGCACGACCTCTATAAGCGCAATGCTTGGGTTCTTGAGGACGCTTCAATTCACGGTTCCCCAGACACCTGGGCCCGTAAAGTTGTCGAAATGGCTCGTAAATGGGGTTGCCCCGTCGTTGCCGAGGTTAATCAGGGTGGCGCACTCGTTCGTAATGCCATCAACTCGATCGACCCGACCATTAAGGTCCTAGAGGTCCACTCAAAGTACGGTAAAGCCCTCCGTGCAGAGCCAATTGTGCTCGCTTATGAGCAAGGACGTGTCCACCACGTTGGGTATCACCAGGATTTGGAGTCTCAGATGTATTCTTGGATCCCAGAAAGTGCATCAAAGTCTCCTGACCGCATCGATGCCATGGTTCATGCTATGACAGCACTGCTAATTAAGCCACCACCAGGCTTTTCTGGCGGAAAATTACGTGCAAAAAGCTTTGCAGACCGTAAAATCGGTGTTTCTACTGGCGGTAGATCAGGTGGCAGCATTTTTAGGGTTAGATAGCAGTGAAGATACTTTTAGATAGGTTTCCTTGCCACTTAGCGGCAATTGGACCAGGAAAAGTCGAAGATGTGACTACTATGCGTAGTTTTGAGCCTACTGAGGGGTCAAATTACCTAGAAATAACCCGTGTAATCGTCACTGATACCCAGATTGTCGTAGCAAAAGATGGAAATGACGGTCCTCAGATAGTTTTTAAAGAGACTTACGATCAATTTATCCCATCTAGTGAGCCAACTAAAGATTCTTTTGTTGTAACTTCGTCTGGAAAGATGCTAGCATTCAAGAAAGATACTGGATGCGGCTGCGGATCACGACTTCGTGGTTGGAATCCATATAAAACCTTAACAGTTTGATAGGAAAATGGATTTTAGCTTAGTTTCATTCATCATATTGTCGTTGGCTGCCTATAGAGTCACTCACTTCATAGTTGCTGATAACTTATTCGAACCAATTAGAGATGCTATCTGGAAGAAATTTCCGCCAAGCACAAAAATTGGATATCTCTTCACTTGCTACTGGTGCACTGGGTTCTGGGTGGCAATTTCGATTGTATTCTTTGCCTACCTGCTACCCGATTTTACTTTTGTGGTATCATTAATCTTGGCTATTTCCGCTATAATCGGGATAATAGCAACTCGCGTCGAGCGATAAACATAGGAGCCTGATCTTGGGTATTTTCAAAAAAGAAAGCGCAAAATCTAGAGACACTAGATCTGGTGTTCGCGCTTCTGCCCCAAAAAACGCTACACGTGTAGCACCTGGCGTCTCAATTGACTCTTTTGGCATTGTCTATGCCGAGCCTCAGTCTTTTAATACACCTCGCCCACTTACAGCTGCTGCTGCTCAAGTAAATCTTCAGGACAAAGGCGAGGCAGAGCTATTCAAGTCTCGCCGCCAGTCTGCATCAACTTCTTGGCAGAGCGAAGCATGGGAATACTACGACTCAATCGGTGAAGTTAAGTATGCTTTCAATTTAGTTGCGTCTGTTGTATCACGTATCCGTCTTTACGCAGCTGCAATTAATAATCCGAGCGAGGCTCCAGCACCAATCGACAGCGTTGACAGTGTCGATCCTCGTCTGGCTGCAGCAGCGGAGCGAGCACTTGACAGACTTGACTCAGCTTTTGGTGGTCGTGCTGGTCTTTTGAAGGATGCAGCTCTAAATCTTCAGGTAACTGGCGAATGCTACCTAGTTCAGGTCCCAGAGCGTCTAGGCTCTGGGTTACCAGAGAGCTGGGACGTTAGATCTGTAGATGAACTTCAGGTTGACTCTAAGGGCAACTACATCATCAACCCACGCCGAGAAGTTGGTGGCGGTTCTTCTATGATGTCTCAGGGCAATCGAGAAGCCATCAAACTTCCACAGAGTGCGTTCGTTGGCCGCATGTGGCGTTCACACCCTCGATACACTCAGGAAGCTGACTCATCGCTACGCGGCCTACTAGATCTTTGCGCTGAGCTATTACTTCTAAACCGTACTTTCCGTGCTACTGCACGTTCTCGCCTCAACGCGGGTGCTCTTTACCTCCCAGATGGTCTTTCAGTTGCTGCTACGCCAGACCCTGACTATCCATATGACGAGGATGGAAACTACAACGAGAGCTACACTCCAGAGGAAGCCGCTGACGACTTCGAAGACCAGCTAATCGATGCAATGACCACTCCGATTAAGGACGAGGACTCTGCGAGTGCCGTTGTTCCTTTGATCATCCGTGGTCCAGCAGAACTTGGCGACAAGATTAAGCAGTTCAAGTTCGAGCGTTCATTCGACCCAGCTCTTGCTCAGCGTGCAGACCGTGTACTAGAGCGCATCATGCAGGGCCTAGACGTCCCTAAAGACGTTGTGACGGGACTTGCGAACGTTAAGTACTCTAACGCTCTTCAGATCGACGAGGCCCTCTACAAGGCGCACATCGAGCCTTTGATGCTTCTTATCGTTGACGCACTGACAGTTATGTATTTGCGTCCATACCTAGTTGCAAACGGCTACTCTCCTGAAGAGGTTAAGAAAGTTTGCATCTGGTATGACCCAAGCCTTGTTGCTACTCGCAATGACCGCGCAGCTGATGCCGACATGGGCTTCGACAAGATGGCAGTTTCATATGACTCATGGCGTCGCGCTCACGGTTTCTCTGAAGCCGACGCTCCTGATGCAAGAGAGTACGCACTGCGTCTAATTGCAGCCAAGGGTATGGTTACACCTGAGACTACTGAAGCTGTCCTCGCTGCGCTAGCTCCCGACATCATGGGTAAAGCAAGGGAGGCTGCTCAAGAAGGTAAGGAGACTGCTGTCCCAGAGCACATCGACGAGATGTTGGATGAGGTAGTTCCTGGTGACCAGGCAGAAGAGACAACACCTCCACCAGCGCTAGCCGAACCTGAATAGAGTTAACTATGGAAAATCAAGCACCTCTAACTAACGCTGACGTAGCTCAGAAGTTGGCTATTCTCCTATCGGATGTTGTAACTGCAAAATTCATCCTGCACGGATATCACTGGAACGTTACTGGCCCAGATTTCGGCGAGTTCCACGAGTTTTTTGCAATGCTATATGAAGACTACGATGACTCGATTGATTTATTAGCTGAGAATATTTTAAAGCTAGGATTTCCTGCCCCTTATCTACTGACAGACTTCATCGAGATGTCCTGTATTAGAGAAGAGCGTCTCGATGGGCTATCTTCCAGAGCTCTGTTGGAGTCTGCACTACGCGTTAATTCTCAGGTTATCGAAGGTCACTACTCTACTTTTGCTGTAGCAAATGACGCCAATAAGCAGGGCCTAACTGACTTCCTGGCTGGTCGCATCGACACACTTGAAAAATGGAACTGGCAAATTAAAGCATTTTTAGGGGTTCGCTAATATGTCATATATCAACGAAATCATTATCTCTTCTGACGAGGGGCCAGTAGTGGCAGCAGCCGAGGTCGAGCTAGCGACTCAACCTGAGCTAGAGCCAGTAGTCGAGTCTCGTAAAATATCGTTCTCCCCTTCGGTCGAGCAGTCGCTTAGAGATCTTGTCTCGGATCACAACAAAACATTTGGCACGAACATCGCTAAGCGTGCAGATATTCGAGCAGTGCGGGCTGTCTATAGGCGAGGTATTGGCGGCTTTACGGCTAGCGCTGCGTTAAATTATAGTAGAGATTCCTGGGCAAAAGCCAGAGTCTCTGCGTTCCTCAGCTTGCTAGCATCAGGGAGACCATCAAACGCCTCATATACCTCAGACAATGACTTGCTGCCAGCAGCTCACCCAAAGTCTGCGAAGCGTAACGCCGAATCGCTAGCTGAGTCATCGAGATCTGTTCAGCTAGCAGCGTCAAACTCTTTGGTGGCAAGTATAAAGTCAGTAGAAGAGTTCCAATCACCAGAGCATGCCATCTTTGCATTGGCGGAGTATTCTGGTCTAGGCTATGATTTAATTCCTGCTGTTAGAGCAGTATGGAATAGGGCCGAGTCATCTGGCGATAACCCCTTCGAGCGAGCTTTTGCTTTCGTAAGTAATCTATACAGCAGCCCTGACGCGGACCTACTACCTAAGCAGGAGAACAACTAATGGCTAATTGGCATGACTTCATTCAACCAACCGAGT